CCGCTGCGGATCGAGAACGAAGCCGTCCGGCTGCTGCCCCCACGGCGCGGCTCGCCCCAAAATGAATCCTGTTCCAGGCACAGTCCACGGCTCATGGAGTGGCAGGGCCGCGATGTTTTGTCTTGTTGGCGGTGCTCCGTTCGCGCCGATATAAACGTTCCAGCCACTTGCGGCCGCCGGAGGGTTTGTCTGTGCCGGTACGATCGTGACTGTGATTGAAGATGAGTCGCCAAGCGCTACAGGCACTAGCAGACTAGGCGTCCCTTCATTGCCGGCTGCATCCGCCCAAGTGGTCTGAACTGTGACGATACCAGCCGCGAGCGTCCCTGTGCTCTGCTCAACCTGCGCAAGTGAAGGTTGCGCCAGCGGCCGGTACACAACGCCAATCCCAAGAGTGTAGAGGCTTTCTTCCGTTTCTTTTGACCGTGCGGAGTAATACGCCCACTTCTCCCGAAGTCGGTCATTCAACTGAACGTTGTATGCCTCGGAAAAGATCTGCGAAAGTAGTTCGTAACTGATCCAGCGCTTCAGCGGACCTGTGACAACAACGTTGTCCAGCCCCAGCGCCCATTGACTCTGGGGCGGGAGTGTCACCAGAGAAGCTCGCCCTCCAAGAGCGAAGTCAGCCGAGCCGCCCCCGCCCCCCGCTCGTATGAGCCTCGCCAGCAGCCGGTCCCCGATTGCCGCGAGCGTGATCGCAGTTTTGGACTCGATGTTGACGTTGTGTGTCGAAGCGATTTTACTCAGTGTGGTCTCGTAAATCTCGAGGTCCGAAATCGTAATCAAACTGGAATCGGTGAACAGTGCCATGATTTGTCTCTCTCTCTTTACTTGGTGGATTTTGTCTTTGGGCCTGAATGGCGTGGCTCCGTGCCAAGTAGAAACCCGAGCGGCGCTCGCCGCGCAGCTTCCCATTCCTCGGCCGCTTTTTGTGCAGCCGCAAGATTGTCCAGATATTCCTTTTTCTCCTCGTCCGTTGCCAGCCGTGCCTTTCCCTCAACGATCATTCGTGCGGCCTGGTACCGCGGGACTTCCGCCAGTACGCCATCCTTGCCGCCGTCATCCGTCGCAAGGCTCATCACAAACGGATATTTGTCCGGGATTGAGCTTTCAATTTCTCTGATTTTTCGGTAGAACTGTCGTAGATCCATGTCGTCCTCGGGATGCAAAAATCGGGGCGCCTGCTCCGAAGAACAACCGCCCCGCGCAATTGCGCTAAATTAGCTGTTCACCTGAACGCCGAAGTTGTTCCGCAGAACACCGCAGCCGTAAAGCACGTCAACCGTGAACTGCTGAGACAGTGTGTTCGGCTGATAGCTCATCACTACGCGAATGCCGAAGTTGCCCATCTCCGCGTATTCGGCGACAGCACCGGTCCCGGGAAGGGGTTGCGGAAGCCGCCGCACTACCAGGCCCAGGGCATCTTTGGTGAATGCAATGTTGTGGGTGTTAACCGTGGACAAGCCAGTCTTCTGCACCAGCTGCGAACGGAAGATGAAGAAATCTTTCATCTTGCCAACATTGCCTTCCACAAGCGCACGCAGGCCCGCTTCACCGGCAGAGTAGTATTCGCTGAAACGCGGAATCTGGCGAATTTGCGAATACGCCGTTGAATCCACCACCAGGTACTTCGGTTGAGTTGCCGGAACTTTCGCCTGGAACAGGGCCGTCTCGGCCGCATCAATCGTTGCTTCCGTGAGCGGTGTACCGGCGGTGCCCACCGGCGCGTTGGCCGTCAGGCCGCTATACAGCATCAGAAGATCGGTTTCAATCTTCTCCGCGATTGCGACGACTGCCGGCTGCATGTAGACCTTCATCAGGTCGGGAGCGGCCAGACACTTCGTCACGTCCGGAATCTGGAACGTCGCTTCCGCATGTGTGTTCAAAACAATGGAAGCATTACCCAGATTCGGATTCTGAGGCTGAACCGTTCCGCCTTCCGCGATGTTGTTCGCAACCAGGGTGGGGGCGATCGGTACGTTGATTGTGTCGCCCGCCTGGGCGAGAACGGGCTCGTAATCACGATTCACGAGATTGCCCATCACGAGATTGCTCATCAGGGCTGGCAGAGCATCCGCAGCCACCAGCTTTACAATGGCACTCGCGAGATTGGCAGAAGTAATTGTTGGCATTCTGTCTCCTAAAGAAAATGGGCAGCCGAAGCTGCCCGCTCGAACACCGCGTGGTTACGCGGTTTGTCTGAATCCCATCTGTCCGGGGAAATCAAACAATATTGGTTGCATTCCGCCATCTGGCCAGAAATGCAGATCTGTTTATATGAACTATCCGTTTGTGGGCCAGGCGTTCAGCCTGCCGGAGTTTGGACATGTTGCGGCATGAGGCAGCACTAAAGCGGAGCCGGAAGCGTCAGCGACCGAATTCGGGATTTCGCGAAGTTGTGCAGGGTTGGAGTAGCACGCCATCTTCTCGCCTTGACCATCCCAAACAGGCTCCGTTTCAATGTGGCTGCGGGTGTCGAGTGACCCTCAAACATGAAATGTCCAAAGTCCAGCCGCCATTCAGGCGGCGTCCCTCCTACTACATCCCGCGCAGCGCCTGCGAGGCGAGCCGTGCAACTTCCTGCCGCACGCGCTCCATCTCCTCCCGGCTCATGCCCGGCTTTATCTTGTCAATGTCAATCGCGCTCGACCCTGCCGGAACGGCATTCCGCGTCGTACTGCTCGCACCGCTGCCGCCGGGAATTCGCGCCGGCAGCAGTTCCGGGTTTTCGTCCACAAATTTGCGCAGGTAATCCTGAACGGGCCGGTGGTCCACACCATCGCTCGCCACTAACCGGCCGTCTTCGGCGCGAACGATGTCGTCCTTCACCGCCTTGAAGGCCAGATCGACCTTCGCCACGCCCAATCGCTGCAGTTCGCTCTTAATTTGCGAATAGCGGTCCATCTGCTCCGCGCTCGCGCGTGCCTGCCGGTTTTCCTCAACTAGTTGATTCAGCCGGCCTTCCAAAGCTTCTCGCCGCTTCCGCTCCTCAACCAGTTCCGCCTTGTAGGCCGGCTCAGCCTTGCTCTGCTCGGCTCTCATGAACTCTTCGATCACGTGCCGCACTACATTCTTCACGTCTGGTTGCGACGTGTTTTCCGTTTGTTTTTCTTGATCAGACATGTCTATCCTTTCGCGATCTCCGGACTTCCCCGATTAACGGGTTTTGCGTGACTCTGAGGGAAGCGCCGGTCTCTGATATTGTTTTTGAATCTCGTCCGCAATCTGCTCTTTTACGTCCTGCGGGATATCGCAGAGATATTTGAACGTTAGTTTTTGGAAAATTTGCTGCCGCAGCGTAGGCGATTCAATCCCCATCTCGAGGAGGGTTTTTGCGTCCTCGAGTTCAGTTCCGAAATCTCCAATATCAAACTGATCCATGCCCGATACGGAAACGCCGATGGCGTCTTCACGGGCCGCGCATACCGCGTTTAGCATGCGCTTTATCGTGTCTTTCACCATGTCACCGTAGGCGCGCAATACTTCGTGTGTGATTGCGAAGTCCCGCTGCTTCGACAGACCTGATTCCGGATTTGAGCCCGTCCCCTCACCCGCCGCCTGCGATAAATAACAGACCCGGTAAATTTCCGCTCGGAGGCGTTCCAGATTATCCGCTGCTATCTGATACACGCGGCCTTCAGGCTCCGTCCACCCGAAACGATCTTGTGGCCCAAGCTGGATGTAATAGGATTCCCCAACAATCTGGTTCCACGCTCGCTCTGAATAAACCACCGGCATCGCGAAAAGGCCCATCGTGATTGCCCAGCTCAGCGCGTTCGATTTGTTGAAGTGCTCAAGTTGCAGCTGGCCGGCCTTGTTCATCAGCCAGAGTCCGTCGCTCACTCGCATCGTGAGAAGAGGAACCTGGCATGTTTTCGCAAGTCCGTGAAAGCCTTCGCTCACCAGTCCCACCGCGCTGTCATCCCCGCGCTGTTCTCGCCGGTAAACACGATATCTCTGCTTGTCGAAGTAGTACCAAAAAGTCTCGTCAATGATCTCTGCGCTTTCGACGCTCGGCTGCTTCCTTTGCTTTCGGCGCAGCACTACCCACTCGTACTGCCCATACTCGTCGTTGCTCCAATTGATCAGCTCTTCCGCCGAATACTCCAGCAAATAAGCCCGCGACAATCCGGCCGCGTCCTCTTCCGCCCGGTTCGCCGCATGACCGGCACCCTTGGGAAAATCGATCAATATGTGGCTGGCGCCTCCAACCAGCGAATTGATAAAGCAGCGCCGAAAGAAATCTGTCAGCGACGACCCTCTTAGGTCGCAGTCATCGGAAAAAGCTGTCAGGAACTGGCGCGCCAGATTGCTTTCACCTTGAAACAAAAGCACGGGTTCACGGCGGAACAGAGTGGCGGCATACCAGTCGATGATAGAACCGACGTAGTTCTCGTAGAACGCGCGTTGTACCCGCTCGCTATACACATCCAGGGGTTCTTTCTGCCGTCGGGTCAGGTAGTCTCCCGCGTTCAATTTAAGCTGCTGCCCTCCGGCGTATAGGTCGCGGTAGCACTGCCACATGGCTCCGCGCTGAATGTATTCCGGATGCTCACGATCGATTTCAAACATAGTTTCCTTTTCGCCTTGCTACAGCAGTCGTCTGTTCATCTCTCCCACGGATGGCTTGTCTCCGAATAGTTCCCAGATCAGGTAACCCAGCGCGTCCGATATGTGCGTCCGGCTGGGGTCCCGTGCCTTGTCGATCACGCCCTCGTTCGGTTTGAACACCACCTGCTCCAGGTCTTTTATCAGCTCCCGGCACTGCGGATTTACGGACGTCCGCGCCTCTCCCAGTGCGTTCAGCAAATAGGCGTTCACGAGCTTCACCCGCTTCAGCACTGGAGGATTACTCGTCGGCACACGGAAGGTCGTGTTGTGAAAGCCGGCGGCTTCCAAATGTTTTCGCAACTCCGTGTACGTGTCACCTAGGGCCATTACGCTCCGCTGGCGTCCGCTCGCGTCACCCGTTACTACGAGGCCGGCCGGTGCTTTCCCCACCTTGTTATGCAGTGCTTCCACCGCATCGCCCACGGTTGCATTTTCCAGAGAAATTTCGTCCAGAACATGAACCTTGTCGCCATTTGCCTGCGCAATTACTGAGCACAACGGCGTGACGTTGAAATCCAGGCTCCAGTAGAGCGGCTTCCTCCAATCAAGCTCCGCATGTTGCACGTTTCGCTCGCGGTTGAAGCTCTCATACACTCGTCCCTGACTGATGTTCAGATACTCGCCGAGCACTTCCTGCCGGAAGAACCTGGCGTCGTAGCTGTGTTCCAGCCGCTTATAAAAATCGGGGTTCACTTCCAGAACATGTCTGTTCTCGTATGGCTTCGCCCGTACGCATTCATAGCCGGGCACTGGCGACTGTATGAATCGCTTATAAACCCAGTCCTGTCCGTTTGGCGTCCAGACTGCGAATCCGCACAACTGTTTCGCGCGCGGATCGCGAAGTCGCGCCTCGAGCCGCGTCCAACCTTCTTCGGCTGTGAATGTCAGCTCATCGATGCCGAACCACGCCAGGTTGGTTCCCCTCAGTCGCTCTGGATCGTCGAGTGATCGCAGCAGGATCTCAGACCCCAAATCTTCCAACCGGATCACGTTATCCGATTTGCAAAACTCATACGGGATGTTATTGTCTTCCAGCATCCGCAGGAACGCCACCTGT